TCTGTAAATATAAACATTATTTTTAATATCTGCAAAATGATTAAAGGAAGTTATTAACAAATATTTGTTAATTGTGTAACTTACTTATTATCAAACAATTATTTTTAGCTCTACGCTTATATTTAGATGTTTTTTCTATAAATTTTGTCTTACCAATCATTATATATTTTATTTGATTAGTTTTTAATTTATAGTAAATGGCTTGGTGGCTTACTGAATGTAAGGATGCGAACTCGCTAACTGATAAAAGATTATTCATATTGCAAAAATACAAAATAATATTGATAGTTGCAAAATAAAATTAGTTATATTACATTTGTCAATCAAAACTACAATCGATAAACACTTCGCGGACTATTATTCTTATTATAAAAGAATATGCAAAAAGTATTACAATGGTCGGTACCTGGCAGAAGATATGTTACACGAACTTTATTTTAAGTTATTAGCAGAAAAACCTGAAAGTATAGATAAATATAATAAAGATGGTAAACTTTATATTCTCGGACTATATCGGTTAAGAGACTTATTCAGAAACCGAACACGAACACTCCAGCATATTGATGGAAATACATCCAGCTTACACGAAATGGCTAATTACGAAATAAGGGATTTTGCTGACGAACCAATGGAACTTTTACCAATAGATGAAATTACTATTGAACGAATAAAAAATTGTATCTTTGATGGGTTACTAAATCAAGATCATGATATAGAAGTATTTGTAATGGCTCAAATCGAACCGCTTTACAGAATGGAACAAAGAACTAAAATTAATCGTAGTAGCTTAAAGAAAGCTTACGAGAATGCAAGAATAAAATTAAAACAAAGTATATGACACAAGAAGTAATAAACCACGTTAAAATTAATATCGAATTATTTAGAATGTTTATTGATAATAGCATACAGTTGCAGCCATCAATGGATGTCTTAAAACCAATCATAGCACCTTATAATTTAGAATTTCCAAACCAATCAATACATAAATCAGCGTGTAAAGAATGTATATTAGACATGTTACGTTGGGCCATCGGACAAACCAAAACTGAAATAGAACCAGCAGAACCAATAAAGAAAGTTAAAAAGAAAAAAAATGATTTATAGATATACTTACACAACTTTACCTCCAACATTTGACTGCTATACAAGTAGTCTTATCGGAACATTCTATATTATACTGAATTAAATGGCAAAGAATGAAATAACTATTAAAAAGACATTCGGTAAAAGAAAGGTCGGTAAAGCAAAGAAATCAATTTGTAAACGAGATCGTAAAACTAAACCAAACAAAGGACAAGGATAAACTCTTATCGGACTAAACTATGTCAAAAAAATATATAGACACACCTGAAGAACTTTGGACCATGTTTCAAGAATACCTAAACTCACTAGAAGTATTAGAAATGGAAGTACCTCACGTTAAATTAGGCACAGTAAAAATTCACACACAAGAACCTCCAACAATGGAAGGTTTTAAATACTTTGGCTCTAACTACTTTGAAATCAAAGGCAAAGACAACGTTACAATTAAACACTATATTGATAATTCGAATAATTCTTATGATGACTATTGTACAATCGTTACACGCATAAAGGACTATATTTACAAACATAACTTTAGCAGAGCAGCAGTTGGAATATATAAAGAAAGTTTAATTGCTAAACAATTAGGATTAAGTGAAAAAATTATTCAAACAGTATTCACTGAACAACCATTATTCCCTGATAGACGAATCCCAAAATTAGATGTTTCTCAGAACCACAGCGATTGATAAAATACTTGAATTAACTAAATTTGTCAAAGGCATTCAAGGGGGTACAAGTGCGGGAAAAACATTTGGGATTCTGCCTATTCTTATTGATGATGCTGCTGAATATCCTTTAACCGAAACAAGTGTTGTTGCTGAATCTATTCCACATTTAAAGAGGGGTGCAATCAAAGACTTTAAAAAGATAATGGTAGAAACTAAACGTTGGCAAGATGATAGGTGGAATGGTACTGACTTTAAATATACATTTGCTAATCAATCGGTAATTGAGTTCTTTAGTGCAGATAGTGATTCAAAACTAAGGGGTGCTAGGCGTGATTATCTATACATGAATGAGTGCAATAATATGACCTTGCATAGTTATACTGAATTAGCAGCTCGAACAAAGAAGGGTATTTATTTAGATTGGAATCCTGTTAACGAATTTTGGTTTCACAAAGAATTAAAGGGTGATCATGATGTCGACTTTTTAACTATCAATTATTTAGATAACGAAGCATGTCCTGAAAGTGCATTAAACTTTATTTTAAAAGCAAAAGAGAAAGCAAAGACTAGTAAACATTGGGAAAACTGGTACAAGGTTTATGGTCTTGGCGAAATCGGTACATTAGTTGGAACGGTCTTTGAGAATTGGTCCATTGCTCCCTCAATACCTAAGGATGCTGAATTGATTGCTTATTCTTTAGACTGGGGATACTCGAATGACCCTACAGCATTGGTAGCTTGTTATAAGTCAGGGCAGCAATATTATTTCGATGAATTAATTTATCAAACTAAACTAACGAACTCAGATATTATAGATAAACTAATTAAACTCGGAGTATCGGAATATTCAGATATAATAGCTGATAGTGCAGAACCTAAGTCAATAGAAGATTTAAGGCGAAGGGGTTTCTCAGTTAGTCCGGCAAAGAAAGGACCGGATAGTATACGTGCTTCAATATCTTTATTACAAGAGATTCACTTTAAGGTAACTGAGAATAGCACTAACTTAATAAAGGAATTAAGAAACTATTGTTGGGATGTTGATAGGGATGGAAATAAAATGCAGAACCCTGTAGATGACAATAACCATTGTTTTATAGGAGAAACTTTAATTACAACTAATAAGGGTTTAGTTAGGATAGATGAAATAAAAGTAAATGATTTAGTATTAACATCAAATGGATATAAGAAAGTTTTAAAAGTATTTAATAACGGGTTGCAACAAGTTATTAACTATTCGATACAAAACGATATTTTTAATGTAACTTTAGTTTCTACAAAAGAACATAAAATAAAAACTACTAAAGGATGGAAACAAATATCAAAATTGAAATCGGGTCAAATGGTTTACCTACACAAAGATTTAATAATAAAGAATATAAATTATATTCAAAAGAAAAATATTTTGGAATCGGAAATAAAAGATTGCATGTTGCAGTTTGGAAATTTTATAATGGGGATATTCCAAAAGGTTATCATGTACATCATAAGGATTTCAATACTTGGAATAATAATATTCAAAATCTTGAAATTGTTGAAGTCAATAAACATTTATCGGAACATGGTAAGCAAAGGGTTAAAAACAATCCTGAATGGTTTAAATCTTTTTATGAAAAAGGTATTGAATCCGCTAAAGAATGGCATAAGTCAGATGATGGTAAAAAGTGGCATTCAGAACATGGTAAAGAAATTTATGCTAAAAGAATATTTAATAAACATGTATGCGAAGTATGTAAAAAAGAATATCAAACAAGGCATACAGGAAGAACAAAGTATTGTCATCAAAACTGCAAAGCTAAAGCACTTAGAGCTAGGAGAAAGCTATCAAGCTAATGTTTATGATTTAATGATTGAAGATGAACACGAGTATTTTGCTAATGGTATATTAGTTCATAATTGCATAGACGCACTCAGATATTTGGCAATGAATAAGTTAAGTAGCTTATCGGACTGGATGGACTTTGAGTAGTTGGCTACAATTTGTAACCAACTGATTTGAATAATGAATATAAATCCTAACCAATGGTTCGGATAACAAAAGTAAAATTTTAAACGTTATATATATATGATTCCAACAAATGTAAACAATTTAACTATTAAGGAGTTTATTGAATACGAAAACATTCGAACTTCGAGTTTAGAAAACATTGATAAGATTATTCAGATAGCTTCAAGCTTTACTGACATTTCGGTATCGGAATATGAGAATATGTCTTTTAACGAACTTGAAAAAGTAAAGAGTAAAGTATTACTACTTATTAATTCAAAGCCCAACACAAGGCTAAAGAATACGTTTTGGCACGATGGTGTAAGATACAAAGCATGTAAGGATGAAAAGGATTTTAAGACAAATCAGTATACAGCATTAAAGCAATATGAAACCGATGTAATTAATAACTTGCATAAAATCTTAGCTTTGATATATGTTAAGTGTCCGATATTCAGTAAGTATAAATTTAACTCAGATAACGTTGATATAATAGCCGATGTTATTTATAATTATGGAAAGGTAGGGGATGTCTATGGGACACTTTTTTTTTACTCCAGCAGGTCCGAAAAATTGAAAGCGGATTTGTTGAACTCTTTGGAGGAGGTGCAGAAGGAGATAGCGATTCACATGCTGGAAGTGAACAAGGAGTTAAATCTTTCAGAAAAGAATATGGTTGGTACTTTATAATCGATTCGATAACTGGTGGCGATCCTTTTAAAGAGGATGAATTAATGGAGTGGTCGATAGCTAGGTTTTTAAATCGAATTCAATATATGAAACATAAATCGGAGAGTGAACAATTTGCACAAAGTATAAATGAATGAAGTTGAAATAATATTAGAAGC